AAGGGGAATACTGAACAAAAGCGTAATCCACTCATCTTTCCAGCTATTCTCTGTAGCTTTCATTGCTGCTAAGTCCCAATCAAGTTCTCCAGTAGCAATTTTCATTTTAGTTTGGGCTTCAGCCTGTTTTACAGCAGTTTTGCCCTCGATCATAGTCCCAGCAAGATCAGCAACCTTGCCCAATAAACCTAGTCCCATCATTCGTTATTCGCCTTTCCTTTTGTGTAGGCTTCCTTGCCATAGAAGGCGGCAACGATAGCAGCTACAGAAACAAAATACACACCAGCTATAGATGCTAGTGAGTTCATGGCTTCATCAAGATTAGCCACGTTACAAATAATTATAGACAGTGGGTATAGCAGCATACCAAACAAAGCGAACCACGCCATCTTGCGCTGGGCATCTCTTTGTGCATCGTCATCTAGCATTTTTAAGCGTTTATCCTCAAACGCCATGCGATCCCATTCGGCTTGATCTATCGAGCCATTACCGTCTACATCAGCTTTTTCAAACTCAGTCATATTAGTCTCCTAATCAGCAAGGGGGTTGTCTAACGCCCTTTGTAGTTTACCCATCAACTTGTCTTCAAGTTCTTTCATATCGCCACTTTGTGAAACTCTAACACGTTCTCGTTGATTTTCAAAGCGAACTTCTGCGGCGTCTATCATCTTGCGTACCTTGTCTTCAGTCTCGCGCACCATGTCTTCAATTCTATCTGTTTGCTGTTCTATACGCAGTAAATCATCTTTTAACCCGTTCTTAATGTCACGGGTGTATTCAACACTCTCTTCTACCTTTTCAGATATACCCGTGACTTTGGCATCCATTACGTCCATTGCTTGTTGATACTCACCAAGGTCTAACCCTGCAACCTCCTCGATCTTTTGATACATGACGAAGCCACCGTATAGCCCACCTACAACTGTAGATAAGAACGCAAATATAGCCATAATTGACCCAAAAGATAGTTTCATGCCACCTGTCTTAAACTCACGGTCTGCAAGCCCATCAATGTTATCTGCTATCTTGGTAGTGTCCATTAGTTCTCAAACTCCATCTCGCCACTAGCGCGTTGTAAGTTCTTGAGCTGCTCAAGTTCGTCGCGAAGCTTTTGTATCTCTAGCCTACGTTGCGCCAACTCTATCTGGTAAAGGTCGTCACAGTTAATCCGAGCCTTGGGCTTGTCTAGGGGGATGACAATACGTGCGTACACGCCTATGTCCTTACCTTTATTCATAGTGTTTAACCCTGACAGCACACCTGTGACACCGTACTCTAAGTTTACACCTCCACCTACAGCGTTACTACAACGCATATTACCTGTAGAAAACGAATCCGACTGGTAGTTCATAGGTGGACTCGGGAGTGTCAGCGCGAGTGAGCTGTTTTCCGCACTGGCAGTTGTAGCAATAATAAATAAAGCCACGGCTAGTCTCATAGCGGGTCTCCCTCTAACCGCGAACATACCCTAGACGAAATTAACGTTGACGACTCATAGGTCTTTTTGACTTTTGACGTAGTGCAAACGTACAAGGCTTTATTTAGATCAGCCTCGCGTATATATACGCTAAAGTTTTTACGCTCTTTGTAGTCGACCTTGAAAACTCTATACACAGTAGAAAAAGGAAGAGCGCCCCAGTTTGTATCGAACAGCTCCACTTCATAGTAAGCAATTTCTTCGCGTGAGTTAAACAACGATAGATCAACTCTATACACCCCATAAACGTGAGAAGGCTTAAACTTAGGATACGCAGGTGTCATCTCGTGCGCAGAAGCACAGAACGCCCAAAGCATAAACGTTATGAATAAACTACTTCGCAACACAGGTTGCTTGCACTACAGCGGTGTACGTGCCCCCCGGAAACGGTTTAGCTGCTCCATATACAGCAGATGATGCAGTTGAAAACCATGTAGAACCCGCAAGCGTTAAATTAAATATTGTAGTGTTATCCACTAAAACTTTAGCCGCTTCATAGGCTGACATGCCAGCAACAGACGTTTGTGTAACACTTGTACTACCCGTCCACGCCAGTGTGTCAGATAAAGAAGGTGACGAACTAAACGCTGTGGGGTGCGTTATGTTAGCTGTGTAGGAATCAGCTATAGATACATCAAACCTAATTACTGGTAATACACCACCATCGGCAGGTGTTGTGCTTAATTTACTGGCAATGGGGTTACCGTATACGCCCGATTTATCTGTTTGTATTACACACTTAGCGGCTACTGTGCCTACAATATTAACATCCGCTAATGCTGGAAACGCAAACAGCGAAAGTATTCCCATAAAATATTTCATATTAAACCTCATTGGTTGTACTGCATGTCGACCATTTTCTCATGCAGTAATTGTTGTGCTAAGTTGTTACGCAAGGCTTTCTTGTTGTCAGCTATTTCTGCGTCAGCAAGACCAACGGTGTCAGCATACACACCGCCATTTATAGATGCGTTATAATACATAGCTATGTTAGTTTGTTGGTTTATAGCCAGTATAATATCGTCTTGTCCTTGAGCCTGAAATAAGGTCAATGCGTTGGCAGACGCTGTTAGACCCATTTCAATTCTAGTTTCGTCTTCTTCCTCTTCTTCTGAAAGGATCAGATTACCATCTTCATCGTATTCAAAATCTTTTGTGTCTAGCGCGTTTGTAACAGCATCGTCATCTAAAGCGTTGTAAAGATCGTACACTGGTATAACAGGTATAGGTTTCACGTACCCGGGGCACGCAGGGTTTGATTGCTCATCAAAACACTCATCAATCCTGTAGTTGTATAGAACTAAGGCGTCTGTAACCGTACCTTCTCCTTCGACCTCAATCGCTCCGCTACCCCAATTTGCAGCGGGTACGTGAGAAAACGAAAAAGATTTTACGATTGTATTCCCGGGAACCCCAGACCAATCGTCTGTTTTTCGGAAGATGTAGCCATCTGCATCAGCATTCTTGTTGCCAATATGAACCTTCATGTCAGCGTCAGGGTCTTTTACTGTGGTGTATTTATAGAGTAACCCGTTAATATCAACTCCCGGAATTTCAGGCAGAACAGAACTCATCCCCCAGCTTAGTGCTGTAGAAGCAGCGTTCCCTGTTGTCCCATAGTTATATGGGTCAGAGTGCAAGTAAGAAGGCAAGAGTGCTAAAGATAACACCCAAACCAATTTTCGTTTCACCATTTCTATCAAAGACCTTCTTAATTACGTTTTGTTGATCTCGTTTAATCTCTTCTTTAACTGCTTCCATTTCCCATGCAAGCCTAGCTTTATCCCCTACCAACCCATCTTTTGGGCAAGGAGTTCCAGCATTTAGCATAGCTTCAAAAACTCTTTCGTCCTGACACATTACAGATACGGCAGCTACTTTCATACCCATGTCATACATAGTTTTAGCGTTTTTTAATTTTTCGCAGTTCATATCTCTAACAGTTCTACCCGCTGAGATACCAAGGATTTGAGTTTGTACTGCGCCCGCTACACCTACAGTACATAAGTCAGAGTTGCTTGAGCTAATCTGCGGAGAGATAGCAGAAGGTGGAGGACTTCTAACCGTAGTATCCATAGAACCATCAGAAGTAATCGTACTGTTTGTGTCAGTTCTGATTATATCGTCGTCTTCAGCAAAAACAGAATTACCCATAGTAAGACCTGTAATAAACAAGAGTATTACTATAAATAACCGTATCATTTTCTTTCTACCAACCTATCTAATTTTTCTTCAATACGATCAAATTTACTCATAATTTGACCTAATACTTGAGATGAGTCAGCCTTAGTGACGTACTCTTTAGCTAGTTCTTCACGAGTCCTGTTAAGTAAAATAGTGACACGCTTCAGTTCTTCATGGTGGGATTTAATCCACCATATTAAAAAACCAAATCCTGCGGTTAAAGCGAAGTTCCAAAGCGCGTCCATTTGCATTACTCCACGGCCTCTTCAACAGGTCTCTCTACTAAAGCTATTAAACGGTTTACGAAAGCTTCTCTGCCAACTTTTAGTTGGTCTAAGTTAAACGCTGCATTATCCATTTTGCGCCCCAGATCATTCACGTGGTTAAGCACAACTTTTTGCTCATCTGTGAATTGATCCACGTCATATTCTTTTTCGTTAATAGTAATGAGGTTCTTTTCTTTTTTACCCATACTAATCTCCTTTTAGTTTGTTAAATTATACGGCTGTTGAGCCGTTCATGTCATCTTGTGTCATCACCCATGTGTAACACTTAGATAAGAAGTCGTCACCTGCTGTAGCTTCAATAGTTGCTAGAGGTGCATTGTATCTCCTAAAGTCCACAGGATGTGTATCATCTGTTGGTGTTGCTGTTGCAAACCCAGAGCAGTCGATCATTACTGTGAAGTTGTCACCTAATTCTCTTGAGATTGCCGCAGTTACTATGCGAAAATATGCACCAGAGAATGCTGTGCCGTATTGGCTTGTTGATAAGTCTAGTTGTATTGCCATTTTTATGACTCCTTTAAGTTGCTGTGTAACCATTACCAGCGGTAATAGCATTTGTAGTAGCAGTCATTGACTCACTACCCCAATCTGTTTTAGCTTTCATTAGCTCAAGATGTTCTGTGTTACGATCCACACAGCCTTGGCGTTCTTCTGCTGACTCATCTGCCATTGCATTACCTGCAATAATGTCATTAATGAGTGCAATAGAGTGACCCATTGCTGTGTAGTCTTGTGCTAATTTTTCTGCTGTTCTATCTGTCATTGTTTTATCCTTATGTTGGTTTAGTAGGCCACGTTACTGTATTTGGAAAACTAGCTTGTGTTGGTAAATTAAGCAAGTCAGTTCGATACTGTGTCCACTCTGCTTGTTTAGTATCTGTGAGTTCAGCCCAGCGAAGAGGATTAGTTACTATAGGGTCTACTTCATTGACTAACTTCTGGTCACGTTGCGCCCTTAGACTTGCCGCTAACGCCGTTGCAATTTCTTCTGCTGTAGGTGCTACATAAGCCTCAAAGTCTGTGCCTATAAGTTCAAGCAATACACTGTTGTCTACAGTCATGTCTGTATCACTAGGCAACAATGTGTAAGGTATCCAATCATATTCGGGATGGTTAATCTCTACCTCAAATGCAGTGTTTTCTGCGTTAAGTGATTGTGCGTTACGCACTTCTGTTATTGTTACTTGTGGCATAACCGCCTCCTATTGTTGTTGTTCATTAAGATATTCTGACCCATAATCCCGGCAACCCTTTAGCTGGTACATCTGTATACGCCCCTGCTCCGCCCATATGTCTCCATGTACCTGATACTGCTGTTTGTGCATTTGATTGAACCCAACCGCTACCTTGGTAGTAACCTTGCCCACCAAATGCCCCTATCTTTGACGTAATTGCATAAAGACCTGAAGAAGTAGTATTTATACCTATGGCTGATGAACTTGCTGGCCTACCCCAGATGTAAGTCCCAACAGCACCAAAAGTTGTACTACCTCCAACACCTGTTAGACCAGAGCCATCACCTGAGATAACACCACTTGAGTTAATGCTTAACCTAGGATTACCATCCCCATCAGACAGCACGATGTTGTTGCTTGAGGTGCGGATGTCTAGGCCGCCTTGGTTGCCTGAAAATTTTCCAAGTATAGTGTTGTTAGCCCCTGATGTTATTAAAGACCCTGCTCCAGAACCAACTGCGGTGTTGTTATCTGCGTTAGTGCCTGATAAGGCACTTTTACCTATCGCTACATTATTATTCTTTACAGTGCTAGTGTACAACGCATTATATCCAAGGCTTACATTGTTTATACCGTTAGTAGTGCTGTAACCAGCTTGATAACCAATAGCAGTGTTAGAAGAACCTGTAGTATTACTAACCCCAGTATTATACCCA